TCCACCAGATCTTCTACCTCCAACCATACCACCACCCTGATAACCCATAAGGTTAGCAGTTCCAAAACTGGGTTGATTAGTTCCACCACCATCAACATTCATTTGAAGTAGTGTATCTGCACCATGATAATCTACAGCAGCCTTACTCATCACAACCTCACCAGGTTGAGCTGCAATAAGTTGGGTATCTTTACCCATTCCACTGATATTGACACCAGAAGACTTACCTACAGGTCCACCACTATCATGTCCAGGAAGATTGAGGTGAATTACAGGCCCACCAGCCGCAAGTCCTTGTGCTGGAGTTTCTTTCTCTTCCTTTTCTTCAGTTTTTACTTCTTCTTCCTCTTTCTCTATTCTTGGAATTAGAGGAATAGGATTTTCTGCAAGTTCTATTGGATCTACTTCCTTGTATATGTCTTGTGGTTCCTGTCCAAATATTCCAAGTGCCTGATTGAAAGCATCTTCAAGTCCCTGACCAACCTTATTGACGGCACCAATCATAGTATTTGCTGCATCAACAAAAGGAGACAACAATCCCTTGATCATGTCATTGATACCACCAATAATCCCATTGAAGAAATCAATAATTCCATTTAGGAATTTCTCTGGATTATTGATAATATCCAGAATAAAGAGAAGAAATCCTCCAATGAGAACATTCTTCACAAAATCCCAAATCATTTCAAAAATTCCCTTAACAGGAGCTAATACCTTATCTTTGATTCCACTCAACATCTGTCCACCACGGGACTCCATCTTCTCTTCTCTACCCTTTTTCTTCGACTTATCTGCAGTAGTTGCCGCCTTTTCTGCCTGTTTTTCTTCAAACTCTGCCTGCATAGACATAGTTTTGAGAATATCAGTCAGATTCTTATCAATCTTCTTCAGAGCAGGAGATACTACTTTATTGAGGAATCCTTTAATTTCAGCAAGATCTGTCTTGTTTCTTTTACCCTTTTTCTTATTATCTTCAACTTCTTCAGATACATCATCCTCACCTGATGATGGTAATAGTTTTGATGTATTAACTTTTTCTGGTTGACTCTCAGAGGGTTTCATTCCCATATCAGAGATATCATCAACTGATAGTTTCTTCTTTCTAACCTTAAAACGACCAGTTTTCCCTTTAATTCTTTTAAACTCGTTTGTCAGTAGTTCAGTTTCTTCAGTTGCTAACTCAGAATCTGTCATCCTACCAACCATCATCTTCTCTCTAAGAAGTGACTTATAGGTTCCGTAGTCAATATCTGTAATATCTTCTTGCCCAATGAGAGTGAGAATTCTCTCATCAATCTCCTCATCAACTATATCATCTTCCTTTGCTTTATCTGGTTCGTAAACAGCTAGAGCACCAGATTGTGTCTTATTTGATGACTCTGAAACTTTCTTCTCATAATCACCAATCAACTCGTCCATTTTCTTGAGAATATCATCAGATACTCCCCTCAACTCCTGGTCCAGTTTCTCCTCAGTTTGCTGAACAGGATCCTCACTCCCAGACGAATCTTGATCTTCGTTCTCTTCCACAAATGAATTTGCCATATCAGTGAGATCATTCGATCTTCCCTGAATGAGTTCATTATCTATTTTACTTTGTTCTGATTCACTCAGAGAATTATAATACTTTGAAAGCAAACTGATCTGATTGTCAGTTAATTTACTGGCACGTTCCTTTCCAATCTTAAACTCGTAAGCTTTTCTTAGGTTGTCTTTACGTGCCATTTCTTTGTTTGTGCTTCAGTTCTTCTTCTTCTAAGTGTGCTTGGAGAAGAGCCACATAAACGTCTCTCTCCCAAGGTATCATGTTTTCTATCTCAGTCAATGAGTATTTATGATACTGCATCAAAGCAAAATTCAATTTGAAGTAGTTTTCAAGATCCATATGGATCATACCTACGCGAAAAAACTTGAGAGACCCTCCAGAACTACAGTACTTTCTACTTTTGTATTTGGATTCATTACCTGAATCTTATGAGTTAGTTTTGGCATCGTATCAAAGAACTTCTCAATATCTTTGAACTGAACCGAGTTCATCTGTTCCAAGAATTCAATCACTTCTTTCTTGGATACATCTGAAGTAGACCAAACCTCTTCTTCTGAAAAGATCTTATCGATACAGCTAGCAATCAACTCGAAAGATTGTTCAAGGTTACTCGAATCTTCAAAGTCAAAGTTACTCTTGATAAATTGATCGAGTGATGGGTACTTCATTTCCATCATCAAACTATCATCAAGTTTGATTTGTTTGTCGTGACCTTCACCTTCAACTACTTGAATTTCATCCAAGGCAATAGTGACAGGAATTTCAGTGACTCCATCATCAGGAGCGATAATATTAACTTCTACTTCTTCTCCGACTGACTTACCACGAATATTCAAGAACAAATATTCAATATCAAAAGTGGGAAGTAATTCTACTTTTACTCCTCTGGTAAGAATACAACTCTTCAAAACAGATTTGATGGCTGTGGTAATTTCTTTGTTATTTTCACTCTCAAGAGCAAGAACAAGAAGTTTTTCTTCCTTAACCAGAAAAGGTCGATATCTGACTGATTTCTTTGTCGAGGGAAGTGTTAACTCATACTCAGGAGTCGCAATCTTTGGTAAAGGCATAATGAGTTGATAAAAATCTCAGGTACCTTATTTATCAACGACCTCTGAACCCCTTTCTTTCCTTCACATATCTCAAATAAGTCATGGATACTGTATACTTCAAAAGATCACTAGGTCCATAAGAGATTGGTTGTTGAATAATATTTGTTGGGAAAGAATCAATAAACGTATATTCTAAGTAGGTAGTTTTTTCTGGAGGAGTTTGATATCTAACATCGTCTGCGGTGAATAGTGGTGTATCATGTTCATCTTTCTCAAACTTAGTGATAAAGGTGTTTGATTTATATGTGTCAGGATAACTCATCCTATAGAATTCATCTCTACGTTTATATGAATTTGTATCACGTTGTCCAGTAATAAAATCTATCCACCCATCAAAGAACTGCATTACATCGTAATCTCTATTCACCATAAATGTAAAATCAGTAGTTTGATCATACATTCTTCTATAAGCGTTTCTCTCAGTTACACCATGATAATCATTACTCATCTCATGAGTCATCAAACTACTTCCAGGTAGTGATGCATCCATGCAAGCCAGATCCATCTCAATTCCTTGACCTTGAGATCCACCACTATAATTGAAACCTCTAGATGATCTCAAAAAATTTGATACCAACGTTGGTGGTTCCATCCTCACCATGTAGACAGAAGTCTGAGCGGTATGAAGTATCCTACTTTTTAAGTCACTGGTTTTTGCATAATTAGGAGAATAACCAGCCATCTAACTATAAATACTCTTACTGATATAACTATGTATATGAGATGCCTAGAGATAGTAAGTGGCACCAAGGAAGATTTCATCCCCAACACCCAAACAAATATCTAGGAGATACCAATAATATTGTGTATAGAAGTTCATGGGAACTTCACTTTCTCCAGTGGTGTGATAGGAATGATAATGTTATAGAATATGCCTCTGAGGAGTTCAGTATTCCATACTTATCACCTAAAGACAATAGACCTCATAGGTATTATCCTGATGGTTTTGTGAAGATTAGACATAAAAATGGTGAAGTTAAGAGATATGTTGTAGAAATCAAACCTCTTAGACAAACTCAAGAACCAAAAAAACCTTCTAGGATGACAAAAACCTATATCAATGAAGTCACAACTTATGCTGTGAATATAGCTAAGTGGAAGGCAGCTGAAGAGTTTTGTTTAGATAATGGATTGGAGTTCAAAGTTCTCACAGAAAATGATTTAGGTATCAAACCTTATGGATCAAGAACAAAAAAAGTACCTAAAAAGCGACACAGATAGAACTGAGTCACTTATTGATGATATTGGTATGTTGGGAACAACTGATCCTGATGATATGATGTTGAAAATCATTGAAACTCTAACTGAAGTTGATGTCGTTCCATTACCTGGTAGATACTATACATTCATATATAAACCAATAACACCAAGAATTGAATACGATGAATACCCACTGATCGCTTGTATCGATCTCTTTCCTTGGGGATTCCGTGGTGTCAATTATCACTGGGGAGATTTTAGAAACTACAGATGGACTGAAGTGGTTGGAAATCTTCATGTATTATATCCTATGGAGTTGGAAGATATGAGGTCCATTCCATATCAAAAAATCAGACTAAATACTTAAAATTACCATAGTGTAATGAAATAATGGCCATTATTCAACAAACCAGAATATGGAATGGTATCAATACCAGAATAGATACCAATACGGAAACTGGTGCAACCTACGTTTACTCACCGAATGTGGCAGGTGATGTTCTTTTGTTTACCAGTGAAGGAAAGGGTAGAGATTGGAAAGTTGCAAATCCACGAAACGTAACAAATCTATATAACCTTAAAAACGATAGGGAATCTTCACAACAAGAAGTTACAGATGCATTTGAATCAGAAGGATATAAAGTATTTGACAACGATAGAGCAGCAACTTTAAATAATCCAGATAATTATTCTTCACCAGAAGAAGCAAAATCTCGTCAAGAAGCATTCGTTGAAAATAAACTACCTGGTGTAAAAAATCCAACTACAGGATCAAGTACAAATTCTGATGGAGAAAGTCAGGACAATGTAGACGGAGAAGAATCTGAAACTTTAGATGATGGATCAGGAAATCTCGAAGATGCTGATGAAAATCCAAATGTGGTTAATGATGATAGGGCTCCAGGTGGATCTAGGAGTCTGAGTGGTACCGGAAAATCTCTCAGATTCCCCAAAAATGCAGGACCTAGAGAAGGTATTGATTACATATCAATTACACCTATGGCATATGATGCCACGGGAGGTTCTGACAATGCTCTCATAAATTCTGGTTTTGGTAATCCGAGTGGTGCCGCTATTCTACTTCCAATGCAACCAGCATTAGGTGAACAAAGGGGAATAAATTGGAATAAGGATAAGATGGACTTCTTGGCACAGACAGTAGGTAATGCTGCTATGGGAGCTATGGGTGGTGTTGAAAAAGCATTTGGAGGTGATCTTACAGGTGCTGGCGAAGCTATGTCGGCCGCAGGTAAAAAAGCTCTCGAAGATATAAAAACTGCTGGAAATAACGCTGAGATAAAAAATTTCATAAAATCATACTTTGCCAGAAAGATTACAGGATCCAATATATTTGCAAGACAGACTGGATCTGTTGTGAATCCCAATCTGGAACTCTTGTTTGAAGGTCCAGAGTTGAGGACTTTCAACTTTGCATGGAAACTTTCTCCAAGAGATAGAGAAGAAACAAACATCATCAGAGCTATAATTCAGATCCTCAAAAAGACCTCAGCCCCAAAAGGAAAGCAAGGAAATATTTTCCTAAAAACACCAGACATTTATCAATTAAAATATATTCATGGTGGTGGTCAACATCCATTTATGAATAAATTCAAACCATGTGCATTGACAGCAATGTCGGTTGATTATACTCCAGATGGTTCATACATGACTTATGGTGAAGATGCTGGTATGACTTCATATGGACTCAACTTATCATTCACTGAAATTATGCCTCTCTACGATACTGATTATAACAATTCATCTGCCGATATGGGATTCTAAAATGGCTCAAAACTACTTCAGATATGTTCCAAACTTTGATTACATCAGTCGTTTGCCTAATGAAAATTCATTTGGTGACTATGCAGAAGTAAAGAATCTCTTCAAGAGGGTCAAACTTCGTCCTGAAATTTTTAATGATGGGACATACTTTCAACGATATCAAGTTATTGATGGAGAAAGGCCAGATTTTATCGCAAATAAAATCTATGGTGATTCTAAGTATGACTGGGTAGTATTATTATCCAACAACATTATCAATTGGGAAACAGAGTGGCCTCTCAGTAGTAGTAGTTTTTATAACTACACAGTATCAAAGTATGGGTCAGAAGATAAGGTATATGGAACTCATCACTATGAAACTCGTGAGGTGAAGAACTACGCGAATAAAGTTGTTTGTCCCAAAGGTTTGGAAGTCCCCCAAAACTTCTCATTTGTATTCTTTGATCCCAATACAAAAGAGGAAAGAATTGCAACTCAAATCACTGATGAAATAACAAACTACATGTATGAAGAGAGGTTACAAGATCAAAAAAGACAGATCTATGTTCTAAAAACTCAATACCTTCCTATGGTTATCGATGATATGGAAAATCTACTTCCATATAAGGAAGGAAGTTCTCAGTATGTTTCCAGAATGTTAGTAAAAGGTGAAGATTCTAGGTTATACTCCTAAGTAATCCCATTAGAGGCATAGTAAAGGGGGAGGATACCTAGGTATCTTCTCCCCCTGGATGATAAAAAACTAATAGAATCAATTTTTTACCGGGATTTTTTTCCGACTTATTTTTGAATTAAAAGTCGGATTTCCCTCAACTATTCGCCAACTTTGAGAAGTATGACATTGGGTCATCATCTTCACTAGCCGATGATGTGTCTTCAACAACTTTGGATGCCTTGTAAGACTCTTCCAGTTTGTTCATCACATCATCTTCAGTGACTCTCTTCTGTTCTACTTCTCGGTAGTTATCATACTCAGTCTCTTCCTTCACAGGAGAAGGTGCAGAACTGGTAGTTCCCTTACCCAGAACATAGTTCAGACGCTTCTTCAGGTCTTCATATGACTTGAATTTATCTGGTGCTACGAGTTCAGTGAGAGAATACTCTTTCTTCCAGATAGCTTCCAGGGCTTCATCATCATCCAACAAAGTACCTACAGAGGCAAACTCAGAACTATCATAGTTCCAATAACCAGCAACCTTCTTCAGTTTCAGTTTGAAGTTAGCACCTTGCCAGAAGTCGAAGGGGTTGATAGGCTCTTCATCTTCGAACTCAGGTTGCATCGCATCCATGATCTTATCAAAGATCTTCTTACCGAACTTGTAGAGGAACACTTGACCCTCGTTCTGAGGATTAGCGGGATCCTTTACAACATAGATGTTTGCGTAGTATGAGAGTTTACGTTTCTGTTTACGGACAGTCTCTTTATCACTTTCGTTACCACTATTCCACAACTCACGATTGAGTTCACTCACAGGGTCTTTACCGCCGGTTGTAGTGAGTGAATTCTCAATGTACCATCCACCATTACCTTGGAAGGCGTGTGAAAACAATTTCACCCATGGAAGATCTTCTCCATCAGGTGCAGGAAGGAAACGAATAACGGCATAACCATTACCGCTCTTATCCATTACAGGTTTCCAGATGCGTTCATCAGCTCCACTTTGGCCACCTGTATTTTGCTTCTCTACCTCTTTAACCAGTTTGGCTGTAAGGGATCCAAGAGAAGAACTCTTTTTTAAGTCAGAGAATGACATTTGTACCTCGTATGTTTATATTGGTTTGTGTCCTTTAGCTTAGGGATCAGGCAGCCCACGTATTAGTTTTCTTTGAGGCTCTCTTTCATATTACTCACAACATCACCCATTTTACT